CAGGTAAGGGTAGTTTTAAAGACTTAATCAATAGCATGATTGCTGACTTAATTCGTTATGAATTACAGCAACAAATGATGGCTAGCTATAAGAGTGTTGGTGGTGTAAAAGGCATATTTAATATGTTCACAGGAATGGGTCGTATTGACAATTCCATTAATACCTTAGTTAATTCTGGCGGACCAGGTTTACCAGGATTTAGCTTAGAGGCTCAAGGTGGTGTTTACGATGCTGGCTTACGAAAGTTTGCCAAAGGCGGTACATTTACTAATTCTGTAGTTAGTTCTCCTACTATGTTTAAGTTTGCACAAGGTGCAGGTTTAATGGGTGAAGCAGGACCAGAAGCTATTATGCCCCTAAAGCGTGACAGCAACGGTAATCTTGGCGTTCGTTCAGACAATAATGGCGGCAGTAAAGTTGACATTGTTGTTAATAACTACTCGTCTGAGAAAGCAACTACAACAGAAACAGTTGATTCTAAGGGCAATCGTAAGATTGAAGTTATTGTTGGCGACATGGTTGCTGACCAACTTAGCCGAACAGGTTCTGCTGCTCAACAAGCTTTAACTGGTAGTTACGGACAGCGTCCCTCAATGGTAAGGAGATAATATATGCCAATTCAGTGGCCAACTACATTGCCGCAAGTACCTCAAAAAGGTTTTCAGGAGACTGTGGGTGTTAACGTCATCCGCAGTCAAACTGATGCCGGCCCAGCAAAGCAACGCAGGCGTGCAGCTCGTCCTAATGAAATGAGCTTATCTTTTATTATGACAACTGCACAATGCGAAAGATTAGAAACTTTCATCAAAGACGATATAAAAGGTGTAAGCCGTTTTACATTTCCACATCCTAGAAAACTTGGTACTACAGTAGATGCCAGAATTATTCCTGGCAGCAATGGTGAGTTTTTTAGTCTACAATATATTGCACCAGGTTTCTGGTCTACTAGTTTAAAAATGGAAATAATGCCATGAGTCGTTTAACCCGATTGTCTCCACAAGCCATACGTGCAATGTATGGCTCGGAAACAGATCAAGCACTAATTATGCTTTTAACTGTTTACGATGCAACAGATAACTCAACAATTATTGGACGCATGGCAGACGGTTTTACTGGTAGGTTACCGGCTTTAACTACTGAAGCTGAAATAGTGTATGGGGTAACAAGTCGAAGCAATGACTACTACTTTATACCTATGGAAATTACATTGCCAGGCGAACAAGAAACAGGCGTAGGTCAGTGTAGCATAACAATAAATTATGCCTCCCCCGACTTAATTGCTGCTATTCGTGCAGGCATTACAAAGCCAACAAAAATACTATTAGAGCTAGTACTCTCTGGCTCACCCGATACTGTTGAAGCTAGTTTCGCAGATTTTTATATTACCAGTGTAAATTATGACGCACAGAAAATTAGCTTAAGTTTAGACATGATTAATCTAAGCAGAGAGCCTTTTCCTTGCTTTAGTTTTACACCTGGTTACTTTCCAGGACTATTTTAATGAACTATAATAAATATATTGGTCTGCCTTACAAAGATAACGGCAGAGATATTGATGGAATAGATTGCTGGGGATTAGTTCGTCTTTACTATAAAGAAGAACTAGGTATTGATCTACCAAGCTACGTTGACGAATATAATGGCCCTTATGACACTAACGTCACAAGGGCTATTAGTCTTTATAAAGATGCATGGAACAAAACTACTACTCCCGCACCTGGAGACGTAGTATTATTTAATATCTACGGAGAACCCGCACACGTTGGCGTTTACGTAGGTAACAACAAATTTTTGCACTGCCGCGAAGGTCGCGACAGTGTGGTCGAATCACTGGATAATATCAAGTGGAATAAGCGACTAGAAGGTGTTTACAAATACAGCGAGAATACCCAAATTGAAGTTGTGGGTATGCCACATCCGCTAAAAACGAGCGTATATCGTGAATGGACTGTTGCTGGTACAACTGTCCAAGATTTTGCATTATTTGTACAAAACAAATACTCTTTGAGCACACGATTTACTGAAAAGTTAGTAGTTGTAGTAGACGGTATTCCCATTGCCAAAGAAAACTGGGAAACAACTGTTTTGCAAGCAGGACAAACTATTGCTTATCGTGCAGTGCCAGAAGGCCGCGATACCTTTAGATTACTTCTTGTTCTTGCCGTTGTTATTGTAGCACCACAATTAGCTACAACTGGATTTCCTGGTCTTGGTATAAGTGGAGCAGGTTTTGCAGCTGGTACTTGGCAAGCCAGTGCCGCTGCTATGGCTATTTCCATGACAGGTATTGCATTGGTAAATGCAATTATGCCTATACGTACTCCTACTCAAAATGATCCAGGTAGTGCCAATGCCTTAAATTTGTTTAGCGGTACAAACAATCAAACTAATAAGTTCGGAGCTATCCCAGTTGTCCTAGGTAAAGTTAGGATGGCAGCAATGTTAGGTGCTTCTCCTTATATTGAAACACTAACAGATACAACTGTTTTAAACTTACTGCTTGTATGGGGTTTTGGACCTCTGCAAATTACTGATCTTTGCGTTGGCGCAAACCCTATTGCAAATTACTACGATGGTTTGCCTATGCAGCTACCTAAGCCAGCTACATTATACGGTCGTCCAGAAGAAGACCAAGCAACCTTTAATAGTTTATATGGTTCAGACGTAGAACAAGCTCCTGCAAAATCTGTTGAACTTGTTAATAACGCCACAGACGGCAATCCTTGGCAGTACATTTACTTTAATCAAGAATCAACACGAGTTGATGTTGCACTTACCTTTCCAGAAGGTATGCGAAGCATTAACACCAAAAACGGAAATGTAAGCGCAGCTACTTCAGCTGTTGAAATTCAACTTGGCACTTATAATAGCGCTAGCAATGACTGGAGTTTTACTAGTACTGCTTCGTATTCTGTAGGTGCCTACAACTCTAATCAGCTTAATTCAGAAGCATATACTTCAACACTATTACGTCCAGGTACTAGAATTACAGGCTATGATGAGAATGGTTCAACCTCTACCTCGCTATTCCGATATAGCATATTTGCAATGTTACCAGGCGGTGGTATTCAGCGTTATGATGGTGCTGCTACTGACAGGTTTAACCTGCCTCCAAGCCCAGAGATGATTGCGGAGTACAAAAGCGGAACTTATGCAAAGCTTATTGGAGACGGTGGTACTTATACGCACTTACCACAAATTCCTCCAAATGCACTAAAATTATATACAGTATGTATGACTAATACTGGTATAACTGATCCACCAACCTCACACTTAGGTAGTTATGTTGGTTATACAGGATTAGCACTTACTCATACTCAGTTAACTGAAACTGTTCAGAACACTAATGATGGGTATGACACAAACTTAACAGGTGTTAAAATTGCTATTCAAGCAGGAAAAGTCTGGAACGATAATACTGCTGTAGGTCAAGTAGCTGCAACAAGTGCTGCTCCACAAGAAATATTTAACTCTACACAATTTGCTGGTGTAAATAGCACTTTTAATAAGTACAGTGGTTGGAGTAGCTTGCTACAAACTTACGGAGTGCGACCTACAAACTATACAGGTGCCACATCAGATACTTTAAATATAACCAAAACGGTTATCTTCCCTTATAGTGGTTACTATAATATTGAAGCTTCTGCAGACGATTCAGGAACTGTAGAAATTGACGATATCAAAGTGTTAACCATGCCAGAAAATAGTTGGCGTACTACTGTAACAAGTTTAATGTACCTAGAAGCAGGTAATCATACAGTTAAACTAACTGGTACAAACGTAGGTGGTCGCGATATGGCTTCTGCTGTAAGAATAACTTACACTAAATCAGGATTAAATAGCGTTTCTACTACTCATACTGAGATTGTGTTTGGAGTGCCAGGTTTCTTTGAGAAACGAAAAGATGCTTTTGGATACACTCAACACTTTACACAACTACCTAAAGCACGATACGCTGTACGATGCCGTAGAACTGATAACGATGCTTCAGAAGAAGGCGATCTCCGCAAGTATGCTAAAATAGTGTTCTTTACGGCAGCCTGTTTTGATAATACCAGACCAGCAGTTAATCCTCCTGGAACTTATATTGCAAAAACTGCCGTTCGCGTACAAAGTACAAACAAAGTTAACGGCTCAATAGATGGTGTTAATGCTATGGTTCAAAGCATTTGCTTGGACTGGGATAAAGCTACACAAAAATGGGTTAGTAGACCTACTAATAATCCAGCAAGTTTATTTGCCTATATTTTAATGCATCCAGGTAATGCTTATAAGATTAGCCCGTTAGAGTGGGCTCGCAAAATAGATCTGCCTAGTTTACAGGCTTGGCACGAGTTCTGTGACGGCAATAACCCTTCTGGTGGTAGATTAACCTACAATAACATTATTACTAACAGTATGAGTGTTATGGATGTGTTGCGAGATATTTGTGCAGCGGGACTAGGAAGCCCAATTTTCTTGGATGGTAAGTGGTCAGTGGTAATTGACAGACCAAGAACTTATACTACTCAGTATTTTACTCCACACAATAGTTGGGGATTTGAGTCTACCAAAACACTGCCAAGATTGCCACACGCATTTAGAATAACTATTGTAGATGAAAAACAATCTTACCAAAACTCTGAATATATAGTATACAATTACGGATATAACAAAGATGGTACAGGTGGTAAAACCGAAGCAACATTGTTTGAAAGTTTGTCGTTACCTGGTGTAACTAATCCTGACCAAGCAAAATTCTTAGCAAGATGGCATCACGCACAGCTGAAACTACGCCCCGAAACCTATACATTAAACACAGACTTTGAGTATTTAGTGTGTAATCGCGGTGATGTGGTTAAAGTAAGTCACGACGTTCCGCTATGGGGTGTTGGAACAGGCCGCATAAAGGCTATCACTAACAGCACTACCTTAGAGTTAACAGAGCCAGTGACTTTAGTAGGCGGCAAAAACTACCGAATACTAATCCGAGTTAACGATAAGAATAAACCAAACGGCACTACTAAAACTCTAGACTTAGCAGCTACTAGCCCTGGTATTACTACTGGACAAGTAGTAACTGTTAGTACTATTAAACTGTTATCCACAGCACCAATTACTGTAAGTGATGGTCTGGAAGCCGATAATTTGTTTATGTTAGGAGAGCTTGGCTATGAGACACAAGAGCTGGTAGTTATAAATGTAGAACCTACAACCAATGCAGGAGCAAAATTAACTTTAGTTGATTACTCTCCGCAAATTTATACTGCTAATCTATCTGAACTTCTAACATACGATGCTAATGTTACTTTGCGTAACAATGACATTGTTAAAAATAGCATTAATAAAGCGCCCGTAATTACTCAAATAACTAGCGATAGCGTACTAAGTGAGGCCATTTCTGGCGGAACTTATCAAAACGTTGTAATTGTTAGTTTTTCAAACCCTGCTGATTTAAGTAATCAAGCAGAGCAGATTGAGTCACAAATTATTCGCGGAGATAGTGACTTTGGTTCAGGCAGTTTAACTGAACTTTATAGGGTTGATAAGTCTGTTAGTAGTCTAACTGTCAATGGTTTAACCACTGGCGAAGTTTACAAAATACGTTCGCGTTACAGTAATAAAACTGGTACTATTGTAGGGCCCTGGTCTGATACTATCTGGTTTACAAATGCTGGTAAGAACCTTACTGGATCTATAGCCCCACTACTAACACTTGACTTAGAGCGTACGTTTATTGTTGTGAAGCCTGATGTTACTTTACAGACACCTGATTTTTCAACATACGAATACCGACTATTCAAAGATACTGGCTCGGAAGATTTCTGGGAATTAGATTTGACAGCAAATAATATTAAAGTTATTAAAAATACTGGAGAAGCTAGGTTTGATCTTCGGGAGCAACCAAGACCTAGACTTTCAGCGGCTGGAGTTACTTATCGAGTGGCTTGCAGAGCATTAGATAAACAAGGTAATTATAGTACTGAAAGTACTCTGGGAACAATAGTTGTTAGAACTATTACTTAAAGGATAAACATGGCAGCACATTTATACCCGGGCGTAAAGTCTTTGCAGTTAGTATTAGACAGACCATATGACGCTATTAGAACCACAGATGTTAGGGACGACCTAACATCTGTGAAGGTTTGGTATTCATTGACCAGCGGGTTTAATCCAAATAATGGACAGGGCACACTTGTGCCTTCTGGAAATAGCTTAAACGTAACTATTACTGGACTAACTCCTAATACTAGATACTATGTAAAGTACGCTTTTATTAGTGCAATTGATGAAGATGAAATAGATCCACCAGGACCAACAGGTCCTGGCTCTTATACGGTTTCTTCAGAGTTATCTGCAGTAGTGCTTGAAGAAAACATAAGTGTTTACGGCTACTTAACAAATGACCCTGTGCCCATTGTTACAGCAACAGATGGTAGTGGTGGAGACTTTTCGCAAGCTACTGGCGTTTTTAAGGTTTTTAATTTAAGTACTGAAGTTACAGGTGCCGGCCCCGTATACGGTATTAAACCATTTACAACTGATAATATTACAGGAGCAACTATAAATGCCGTAACAGGTGTATACAGTTGCACTGGTTTAACAGACGATGGTGGCAATGTTACTTTTACAGCTACTTATAATAATGTAGTTATAGAGCAAGTATGGAATGTTTATCGAGCCAAAGCAGGCGAAACAGCCCCATTAATTCAACTTAGTAGTCCTAATAAAGAATTTGTTTACAAAGACCAATTTGCTACAAGTTCACAAACTCCTTCAACAACAGTAACTGCCCGTTTAGTTAACTTAACTGGTACACCTACATTTACTGTGCAAGCATATACACGAGATAATGTAACTACACCTCTGGGTAATATTGCTTTTACACAAAATGGTAATACAATCACAATTACAAAAGCGCAGTTTGATGCGCTTGGTATAACCATTGGTACAGCAAAAGTAACTGCTAGCATTGGTACCGTAAGCGACGTTCTTACACTATATCGTATTAATGATGGTACAGAACAAATTACTGTTGAGTTATCTAACGAATCTCACGGAATACCTGCGTATGCAGATGGTACAACTACAACTAGCAGTTATGTAGGTAGCGGTACGTTAATACAAGTTAAACAAGGTAATACATATTTACCTGTAGATAATACAAGCCCATATATTGATGGAAGCTGGAGAGTAAATACTATTAATGCTGTAGGTATCGTATGCGATACAACTCCTGCAGTTGGTGGAAACTTTATCGAGTACAATCAACATTCAACAATGGATGATGCGCTTGATGTTGCTTATATCGACTATACTATTACTGGTAAAACTAGTAGTGGAGTAGCTTTTAGCATTGTAAAGCGTCAGAGCTTTGCAAAATCAAAAGAAGGTGTACAAGGTGCAACGGCTCGGTCTGTAGCTATTACCGCACCAGGTCAGGCTTTTGTAACTGCTAAAAATACAAATAGCCCAGTACCTTCAACAATTACACTAACAGCAGTTCAAAGTAATTTTATTACTCCACAATATTTGTGGCAGATTCAAAATCCCACAACTCAAGCGTGGGAAGCACCAGGGTCGCAAGGCACTGCTACTGGGTCTGTTTTTGTACTAAACAGTTTTGCTCCTGTAGGTTCAAAAGCCGTCAAAGTCACAGTTACCGAAAATGTAGACGGAGAAACCTTTAGTGTATTTGATATATTTTCAGTATACAGCTTACGCGAAGGCGATGATGCTTTTATAATTGGTCTATCTAATGAAAATCAAACCATTAGCTATGACAGTGGTGGCGATCCAAATCCTGGACAATTCCCTGTTGTTAGTAAACTGTACGCAGTATTAGGTACTAATTTTTTAACTAGTTCTACTAATCCAGCAGTTACGTTTGCTCCCGTTAGTTATAATGGTGGCGGTACTTATACTATCGACGGAAATGGTGATATTACTATTCAAGCCCCACTTACTGTGGATTCTGCCACGGCAGTGTTTAGTGCTACAATCTATCCTGGCACTGCAAATGCAAAAACATTAACCAAGAGTTTAACGCTTAACAAATCCAAAGATGGTAAAGTTGGCGAAGGTATTACACAAATCTATATTCGCAGTACTGCCAACCCACCAACAACCCCCGCAGCTAGTGCAGGTGTGCCTAGTGGTTGGTCAGCTACAGTAGCTGGGGCAACTGGAACAGATCCGTTGTGGACAAGTTTTGGTAAGCGAGCAGTTGGTTCAACTGAGTATACCTGGCAAACTCCTGTACGTGTTGAAGGTACAACTGTAATAAATCCGCCACTAAAAAATGCAACCGGATATCTATATTACAACCCACCATCTCCTGTAGCTAGTCAGCCTGGTAAACCTCAAGCAAGTGGGTATGATTTTGCTACTGGAGAATTTAGTAGTATAACACAGTACTGGTCTACTACATTTACAGTTGTAGATAATCCTGCCGGAAAAATGTGGGCATCTAGATATAGTGTACAAGAAACTGTGTCTGGAGGAGCACAAACAGTAGAAACTACTCCAGCTTTTATACACCAAAACTTTAATGGTATAGTAACTTTTACTAATATTGATACTCAGGTAGCAAATACTAACACAATTAGTACTTTAAGTAGTACTGTTTCTGGCAAGTTAAGTGCTAATGACCTTAGCTCAACTGCCACGATTACCAATTTAACTAATACTGTATCTGGCAAGATAAGTGCTGCAGATATTGGCCCAACAGGTACTACTGTTATTGATGGTGGAAGAATTACTACAGGAGTAGTAAATGCTAACAGATTAAATATTGGTAATAATTCAGGTAATCTTAATGGTGACAGAATTGTTATAGATGGAACAGCAACTACAGGCAATAATATTAAAGTATATAGTGCCGGCAATTTACGAGTTGTTATTGGTAATTTAGGT